CAGACGCAGACCTCGCTGCAAAAGTTCGTAGCGAAGAAGTTGAAATAGACGAAGCACCTCGCCGTAAAGGTGCACCTAAAATGACAGGTGACTCTATTGCTATTCAACGTGCTAAAGATGCTGAACATAACAAAGCAATGGGTCGTACAAAAACAGGTCGTAAGAAACCAGTTCGTACAATGACTTCAACTCAACGCTCTCTTGCATCCCTTAGTAAAGAAGAAGTTGAACTTGATGAAACTTTATCACCAGCAGAAAAGAAACTGATTAGCCAAATGTATGACAAGAAAGGTAATTTAACCGCTCTTGGTAAAAAGGTTATGGATCACGGTAAAGCATCCGCAAAAGAAGAACTATCTTTGGATGAAGTATTTGAAGCGTTGAATGAGAAACTAAAAGTCTCTGATGGCGCAGGTGCTTGGGTAAAGGACTTCTATAAATCAGATGCTCCTCAGTTCAAAGGTAAGTCTAAAGAAGAACGTCAAAAGATGGCTGTCGCAGCATATCTTGACGCAAAGGGCGAGCAAGGCGAGCAAGAGGAAGCAGTATCCCCTGCTCAACAAGCAGCTATTGCTATCTCAAAGAAAGAAAAGGCAGGAAAGCCGGGATATGATAAAGAAGGCAAAAGTTTAAAAGAGTTCTTTACTCCTGATGAACAGTTTGAACTAACTGAAGCTTCCATTATTGATAAAGCACTGGCAGCAATACATAAACACGTTGTAGGTGGAACTGCTCTTGGAGATATTGCATTTGAAGTGTCGAGGGCAAGAGGAGTAAATACATCTGCACGTTCCTTAGAGAAGCAGTATATAAGTAAATATGGTAGCCCTAAGAAGAAGGTGTCCATTAAAGACCTAGATACTAAAGTTGCTAATATCAAAAAAAGATTAAAATTTGAAGATAATGGTGCAGGAGATGAAGGCACTGATAAACTAGTTAAGAAGTATAAGAAAGATACTCCTAATGAAAATATAAATGAAGAGTTTGAAGACTTGATGGAAGCGCAATGTGATTTGATTGGTATGAATCAAATTAAACAGTTTGAAAAGATTGTAGATCAGCTATTTAAAAAGTTCGGGATAGACTTTAACTTCACACGTCACTTTGGTGATCGTATGGGGGATGATCGTAACACCCCTTGCATTAGTATGAAAGAACTAGCTAACTTCATTAAAAAAATATATGCAAAACAAGGAAAGTCTCTTAAGGGCATAGCAGGGGCTGAAGCAGTTATTAAAGACCTTCAAACAGATTTGAACATCCCTGTGGCTGTCACATATGATCAAAGAAAAGATGAGTTCGATGTTGTTATGAAGACTATTATGAGAAAAAAGAACTTTAAATCACCTGATAAAATAATAGGATATAAGTAAATGGCATACGAATATAAATGTAAACTAGTCAAAGTAGTAGACGGTGATACGGTAGACGTAGATATTGATTTAGGATTTGGCATTTGGTTAAAAGATGAAAGAGTGCGTATTATGGGTATTGACACTCCTGAGTCTAGAACCTCTGATAAAGTAGAGAAAGTATTTGGTCTAGCATCTAAATATAGACTAAAAGATTTAGTTGAAAAAGATGCAACCCTAAAGACATTTGCTGCTAAAGATGGCGAAGATATGAAGGGCAAGTTCGGTCGTATCCTTGGCGATTTTATATTAGACGATGGTACATTGGTCACTGAAGTTCTTATCAATGAAGGACACGCTGTAAAGTATCACGGTCAAAACAAAGCGGATGTTGAAGTTGCACACTTAGGAAATAGACAACGATTGATGACTGAAGGTGTTGTTGACCCTAAAGATGTGCAAGAAGCTGAAGAAAAAATGAAAAAATAATGGAGAAAGAAATATGCTAACTAAAGATCAATTTGAACACGTCTTCCCTAACGCAAAAGACACTGATGAACTATTAACAGCAATGAATGAAATGTTGTCAAAGTATGATATTAATACTGAGGCACGTATTGCAGGATTTTTAGCGCAGTGTGGACACGAAAGTGGTGGATTTAGAGTGCGTACTGAAAACTTAAACTATAGCGCAAAAGCTTTAGATGCGGTCTTTGGGAAATACTTTAAAGCAAAAAGAAACGCCGAAGAGTATGAGCGTCAACCAGAAAAGATTGCTAACGTAGTATATGCCTCAAGAATGGGCAATGGTGGAACTAAAACAGGCGATGGCTGGAAGCACAGAGGTCGTGGATATATCCAGCTAACCGGCAAGAATAACTATACTAAGTTTGCCGAATCTATAGGCAAGTCAGTTGATGATGTTATTGATTATCTAGACACGGTAGATGGCGCTCTTGAGTCAGCCTGTTGGTTCTGGCAAAAGAACAATCTAAACCGTACAGCCGATAATCACGATATTAAGGCTATGACGAAAAAAATTAATGGCGGGTACAACGGGCTGGAAGATCGTGAACATCATTGGGAAGAAATCTTAGGAATGCTAGGTGGGGAAGCAATAGCCCACGAAGAAGCAGAAGTGACAAATGACGTTCCTACTAGAACATTGTCAGTTGGTATGAAAGGTGATGATGTAGCAGCTATGCAAGGTAAGTTGGGCGTTTCTGCAGATGGTCATTTTGGACCAGGTACACGTAGAGCGGTTAAAGCTTGGCAAAAAGAACGTGGATTAGTTCCTGATGGTATTGCAGGACAAAATACGTTGAAAGCTATGTGGGCATAAATGATACGCTTCAGTCAGTACATTAGTGAAGGAGTTAAACTCCAACTCATTCGTGGCAAAGGCCAAGATGTACTGAAGATGTGGGAGAAAGGTGATTCAAAGTGGGTGGAACTTCGTGGGAAGCCCAACTTTGAAGTTAAGTATGATCCTAAAGACCCTCTGCACAAAGCTATCCTAGATTTAGGAAAGTCGGCTAGTGTATCGGACTTTGTAAATGGTGAAGTGGTAAGTATAGACCCAAGGCATCCTGATTCTAAAAGGGCATTAAAAACAATAAATAAGCTTATGAAATAAGGAAAATTAAAATGAAAACTTTTACAGATTACTTAACGGAAGCCAAAGACCCCAATGAATATGATAACGAAGGTGAAATGACAAAAGGTCAACTCAGAACCTTATTGGATGCAGCACAAGAACTGCACGATATGGTTACCGATGATGAAAACTTACCTGAGTGGGTCCAATCTAAGATTACTAAAGCAGTTGATTATGTAGACTCTGCACGTGACTATATAAAGAGTAAAGAGAAGTGATATGCTAGGAGAAATCAGATATTGCAAAAAATGCGGTCATCGTTGCCACTGCTATGCGTCTGATTGTAAGGAATGTGTAAACGATGTATGCATAAAATGCGAGTGTAGCCCCAATGAAAAAACTTAAACAACATATTCACGAAAACACCGTAAGAGAAGGTGTCGAGTATCACATATTACACGGTATTCCCCTCTCAGAGTGCGTATTTCGCCCACACAGTGAAGGGTTTTATAAGTTCTATGTCGAAGCACGTAATCAATACAGTAAAGGATTAATCGAAGTATCAGAATCTTTTGATCGTGAACTGATGGAAACTGACATTGGGGAAACGATAGATTATAATGGAGAAGAGGTTCCTTTAGATATTCCCCTAGCAGACTTAGTAGAGGCAGATGATGATGTTGAATTAAATTCTCCAAAACGTGGTGGCAATAAAAAGTTTTACGTTTATGTGAAGAATGATAAGGGCAATGTTATTAAGATAGAGTTTGGCGATACAACAGGACTCAAAGCAAAGATAAATGATCCTGAAGCACGTAAGAACTTTGCAGCACGTCATCAGTGCGATACAAAGAAAGATAAGACAAAGGCAGGGTATTGGTCCTGTCGCCTACCATATTATGCAAAACAACTTGGCCTTTCCGGAGGGGGGAACTTTTTTTGGTAGAACCTTATTATGATATAACTGTAAAAGACAACGAGTGGATTCGTATGTTCAGCGAAGAGGTTGATAATGATGAAATGGTTTGGCACAGAGATAAGAAAGATCGTGAGATAAGGGTTATGTACTCTAAAGGTGATTGGAAGTTCCAACGTGACAACGAAATACCATTTATCATAAATACTAGTAGTAAATTTAACATAGATGCGATGGTTTATCACAGGCTTATAAAAGGCAGTGGCCCATTGGTATTACGAATAAAGGAGACAGAAGGTGTCTAATAAAGATAATAAAACGTTGAGCGAAGGATTTCTTAACGCATTTAGCAATAAGTCTAAGCAGGTATTTGGATCGCACGTTGAAGTGACAGAGACTGAAGCTCAAATCATTGAAAAAAGAGTATACGCTTTAGACCAAAAAATCAAAGCAGCATACAAAGGTGGATTTGGTGATATTCGTGAACTAAAAGAAGAGCGTCAAGAGCTATTGCGCACTTTAGACAATCTTGAAGAAGCTGCAACACCTCAAATGATGGCGGCGGCAAAAGAACTTGAATCTTATGCAAAAAAGAATGGCGGTGTTGATAAAGCAGACTTTATGAAAGCTGCAAAGATTCTGGCATCTGGTAAAGCTGGAACAAACCTTATCAAGTTTGTAGATGATCAAGATACTGAGGTTCGTGAAAAAATCATTACAGTTATGGGAACCCATATGGGAAATAAAACTGTTGGAAAAATGTTTGGTGTTAAGATTCGTGAAGAAACTGTTAGCGAGATTTCTAAAAAAACTCTTACAAGATATGCG